ATACGAAGCAGTATCAAAGGTTCTTGGTGTATCCCAGGACGATGCTAAAAAAATGCTAGATGATGGTAAATTATCTTCAGACCAGATTGCCGCAGTGCAACAAGCTGAGATAGCTTTAAAGGCTAAAGCACAAGAATTAAACCTAGATTTTGAGCAATTAGCCGTTCAAGACAGAAGTTCTGCTAGAACGATGCAGATTGCTACTCAGTCTTGGATACCTCCTGTTCTTGCTATAGGAATCACAGGCGGTTTCTTTGGAATACTCTTTGGGCTGATGTACGGTCAGGTACAGCACACGCCTCAGATCGACATCATGCTAGGTTCACTTGGAACTGCTTGGACGGGGGTGGTAGCCTTTTACTTTGGTAGTTCAGCAGGGAGTCAGAAGAAAGACGAACTTTTACATCAATCAACACCAGTTTCAAAATGATTAATTCAAGATCTTTAGATGAACTACTACCCCAAGTTAAAAGTAGAGTCGATGCTTTTATACAAGCTTGTAAGGATAAGGGCATTGATATTTTGGTCACGAGCACTTACAGGGACATGGAGAGTCAGGACGCACTATATAAACAAGGAAGAACAAGTCCTGGGAAAATTGTTACTAATGCTAAGGCAGGAGAGTCATTTCATAATTATCGCTGTGCTGTTGATATTGTTCCAATTGTTAGCGGAAAACCCGATTGGGACGGTTCTCACCCTGTGTGGGCAGAAATAGGAAAGATTGGTGAAGAGTGTGGATTGGAATGGGCGGGGAATTGGAAGTCGTTCAAAGAGCTTGCTCATTTCCAATACACAGGTAATAAAACAATTGATCAGTTGAAATCGGGCGGTATTATAGAGTGACTTTTCCCTAGATACTATCTAAAATAGGCATATATTAGGGGGCTAAATGACAATTTCATCAGTAACAAACACTCCTTCGTTTGTTTTTACCTACGATAACCTCATAAGTACCATTTATCAGTACTTAGAGAGGAGTGATACTGCCGTGGTAAACCAAGTTCCCGTCGCCATTAGTCTGTGCGAATATGAAATTGCACAGCAAATTAAAACTTTAGGCCAACTTAATGTGGTTGAGAGCACTTTAACTGCTTCAAATCCAGTTATACCTAAGCCTGCGAGGTGGAGAAAAACCGTATCCATGAAATATACGGATGCAAGTGGCAACAAACAACCCATTTATTTGAGAAAGTATGAGTATCTAACTGGATACTGGCCTAACTCAACAAGCACTGCGCCCCCACTATATTACGCAGACTATGACTATGATCACTGGTATTTTGCGCCTACGCCAGATCAGGCTTATGCGTTTGAGGTGTTGTTTTACGAAAGAATCCAACCCTTGTCTAGCACAAATCAAACAAACTGGCTTACTCAAAACGCGCCAAATGCGATGCTTTTTGGGACACTCCTTCAGATGACGCCATTTTTAAAGAATGACGCAAGAATTCCTACGTGGCAACAAATGTATCAAAATGCATTGAGTATGCTCAAATCAGAAGACATTACTCGCGTAGGCGACAGACAAACCCTAGTACAGGATAGCTAATTATGACCGCATATGTAAATCCATTTACAGGCCAAACCATTTCACCGTCACAGGTGGCATATGAGTCTTTGAGCACTGCTACCAGTATTACGCTTAATTGGCCAATAAACGGCACAACCTCTAGTAACGTCGCCGCCAATATTACAGAAATTACAGCAACAGCATCTGGTGTTGTTATAACCATGCCCCCTGCAATCCAAGTATCCGTTGGCCAAGCCATCATTATTAAGAACACTGGATCTACCAATTCTTTCAATGTTGTGGACAATGGTGGAGGGGCAATTGTTACTGTTGCAACAACTCCTGGCGCTAATTCGTATTACATTTATGTAACCAACAATACGACTACCGCGGGGACGTGGAGTTATGTTGCAATGGGATTGGGTAGTTTCAGTGTTCAAACGTCCAGTATCGCAGGGTATGGGTTGGTATCCTTTAACAATCAGTTAAATACTCAATATCCAATTACAACTATTAGCTCCAACACTCAGTTGACTTATAGCAACCGGGCTAACTTTTATGTATGGACTGGTGGGGCGGGGACGATTACTTTGCCAACATCCGCTAATGCTTCTAATAATTGGTTTGTTATTATTAAAAATAACGGCACTGGAATATTGACAATCAATCCTTACACAGCTTCTGGAGACACAATTGACAACAATACAAGTCAACAGTTGCAGTTAACTGAGTCTTTGGTTATTGTTTCTAACGGGTCTAATGCGTTTGATACCTTTGGATACGGCAGATCTAATGCTTTTGCTTTTACTGAACTTAGCGTGTCTGTATCTGGTTTATCTACGCTTAGTTTAACTTCCGCTCAGGCATCTAACACAATCCAACAATATGTTAGCGCTACCTCAGCTTGCACTGTTACTTTGCCGAGAACTGTGCAGTTGTACACAATTACAAATACGGCTACAAATACTTCATATACATTAACTTTTACAACTGGTGTATCTGGTGGTCAAACTGTAACCGTACCCGCCAACTCCACATCTTTACTTGTATGCGACGGTACAAACGTATACAACGCAAACACTGTCAATACCACGTCAGCTACAACACTTACGTTATCAGCGGGGTCTGCATCTGCACCTTCTTTAAATGTAACGGGTGGATCTACCACGGGTATATATTTCCCAAGCACTAGTTCTTTTGCGATTACTTTATCGGGCGTGTCTTCTATGACGCTTTCTTCTCTTGGAGTACAAGCGCCTATTGGTATATCTGGGGGTACATTTTGACCTTAAAGGTTGCGCTCCTCAACATCAACCCTGGCATACAAAGGGATGGAACTCAATTCGCCTCTCCAAGTTATGTGGATGGGCAATGGGTAAGATTTCAAAGATCTAGGCCAAGGAAGATTGGAGGGTACAACGGTATATTCTTAAATGCGCCGAATATATCCAGAGGCATGATTATGCAGTCTCAAGCGGGTATTAACTATCTATACTCTGGAGATTCAAATTATTTAAGTGGTTGGCAAACAGGGAACAGTACGGCATCGGGATCTGGTCCAACAAATATTACTTTAAATAATTTTACGGCTGATCCTACAAACTTATGGCAATTTGACATTGGTTTTGATCCAAACGGCTCAAATGTACTTAACATCATTGCTCATCCAGGCTTAAATTTAACTAATATTGACAATATCAGCCCTACACCCGTATTGACTGGTACATTTCCTTATGGAACTCTTAGCCAAGTTGGTATTTTTACTAGAGGTTGTTTTACATACGGGAATATAGCAATTATTGGAAGTGCTGACTATAGGGTTGGTATTAATCAAACATTGAGTGGTTCTGCTGTTACCTTGGGGACGACGGTGGTTGCCAACTCGTTTGGAGCGGGGCCAACGGTTTATTCTGCCGTAACGATTGGCGGATACATTTCTGGAACTACGTTGACCGTTACTTCTGTAGTTGGCGCCATTTATGTTGGCCAACCTATAACGGGTAGTTTAGGAGTAAACGTGACGGCAGGGACTGTTATTACAGCCGTAGGAACTGGTACTGGTGGGATAGGTACTTATACAGTAAACAACTCTCAAACAATTGGAAGTTCTGGTACAAATGCTTCCTTTACGGGTGGTCCTTGCACTGTATTTACCACTTCTGCAAACCTTACAACCAACTTGTCTTCTGCAACAACAATTACATTCAATAACAACATATCTGTGAGTGGTGGGACTTGTATGCTTTACCCTTATTTGTTTGTTTATGGGAGTAATGGGTTGATACAGAATAGTGCGGCGGGGGACTTTACCAATTGGGTTTCTACAGACGCAAATGCAAACAATGTATCTGGAACAAAAGTTGTTAAGGGAGTTCCTTTAAGGGGTGGTACAACGTCCCCTGCCGGACTTTTCTGGTCACTAGATCAATTGACTAGGGTGACTTATTCTCCTCAGACCATAGGCACCGCTACGCTTTATTGGAGATATGACATTATCTCTACCTCAATCACAATTATGTCGTCCAACTGTGTTGTTGAGTACGATGGTCTTTATTATTGGATTGGAATAGATAGGTTTTTTGTTTACAACGGTGTAGTACAAGAAATTATAAATAATACGAATTTGAACTATTTCTTCGATAACATTAACTTTTCTCAACGCCAAAAGGTTTGGGGAACTAAAGTTACAAGATGGGGTGAGGTTTGGTGGTTTTACCCAAAGGGTAATGCAACCGAATGTACTGATGCTATTATTTATAATGTCCGTGATAAGATATGGTATGACGCAGGCCAAGCCTATGGTGCTCAGAGATCAGCAGGGGTATTTTCTGAGGTCTTCCCTTACCCTGTTTGGGCGGGGAATACCATTACTGGATACCAAATTGCAACTGCCTCGGTCACATTTGGGGGTACCAACTATACCGTTGGAGACACAATAAATGTGGTTGGAAGCAGTGGACAACCTGCTATTTTGTCAGTTGCAACTGTCTCAAGCGGTGTAGTTGTTACTTTAAACGTGGTGACTGGTGGTAATTATTCATCATCTTTAACTGGTGGAACTTTAGCAACTTCTAACAGATCTGTAGCCAATCCCAATGCCACTGGTCTTACGGTGAATATAACCACAAACTCTTTTTATACTTTGTGGCAACATGAAGTGGGCAAAGACCAAGTTTACTTAACAAATGTTGATTCTATTAACTCTTACTTTGAGACCAATTCAATAGGATTTGTGGGTGGTGGTCTTGGAGCACAACAACTTATAAACGATAATAAATGGATTAGGCTTGAAAGATTTGAGCCTGACTTTGTTCAATCTGGTCAAATGTCATTGACAATAACTGGTAAGGGTTATGCGGATGACATCAATATTGTTTCTGCGCCTTACGTCTTTACGTCATCAACTTTGAAAATTGACATGAAAGAGCAAAGACGTGAGATGAGGCTCAGGATCACGAGCAACGACTTTGGTGGTGATTATCAACTGGGTAATTGCTTACTGAGCGTGGATATGGGTGATGAGCGTTCTACAGGATCACCGTAATGTCAACCACATTTGATCCTCGAGGAATGACTTGGGACTATTGGTGTGCATCAATGGCTCAGCAATTTGCGTCTAATCAATTGGGAACAGTTCCAGAAGAGAATTGGCAAGACTGGGCCTCTGGTATGCAAGGCATTGGATACTTTGTACAAAGTGGTATACCTGACCCTAGGGGTTATTCTAGATGGCAAGACTGGGCGCAAAACTTAGTTGGAATCATGAGTATTGCTCAAAACCAAGAAAGCGTATATTGATATGGCCACAAATCCTGTATCCCAATCTGTAATTGACCAGTTCAATAATCAGTTGGCTGTCATAGTAAGAAGCAATAACGCTGCTAATCCAGACAGCAATGAAACTGTTTCCAATCCATCTCCGTTGAGTATTGGTCAAGCAATTGATACCAGTCAAATAACACCTGCGCAGTACAGTAGTTTTAGTGGGGTAGACCCAACAACTGCTCAACAAATGTACGAAACTGCCAATCCAGAGGGCAGATATTCAAATCAAACAATACCTGGCACGCAAACTACTTGGTCATCTCTTGCGTCAACGCCTGGTTTGTATGATTATATTAAGACAGGTTCTAATCAAACGGATGCGGATGGCAATTCTTTGCCCGATTCACAGACACCTGCTCAAGCTCTTGCAAAAGCCATGCAAGATCCAAAATCTTTTGTAAAAGATTATTTACAAAATCAAATTGAAAATATTGTTGTTGGGACAGGTTTTGGTTCTTTAACATCAGTTGCAAAAGATGAACTTACTGCAAATTATCAAAATGCAATTGCTTACCTTGGTCAAAATGGCGTACCTGTAAACGATATACAAACACTTACTAATAATGCAATAGGCGATGGTAACAATAAAGTTGCATATTACAATGCTAACAATAATGGTGGTTTTGTAAATAATTTAGTAAATTCAATTGCAAGTCCTCAAGGGATTGCTGCTATTGTTGCAAACACAGTTTTACCAGGATCTGGAGCTTTTATTCCTCTTGCTTCTGCAGTACTTAGTGGCAAACAAAATTTAACGCAACCTTTAGAAAATTTAGCAATAAGTGGTGTTATTAATGGAACTGACTTTGGATCAAACATTAATAATAGTATTGCAAGTAATATTACTAGCTTAACTGGGATACCTTCCAGTATTGCTAAAAATATTGCTACTGGAACATTATCTACAGTAGGTGGTTTGGCGTCTGGTCAAAATATAGATAATTCTGTAGCACAAGGAGTAACAAGTGGGTTGTCTTCTGCAATTACTCCATCAAATAATAGTAGTTCTGGATCAACAACAACTACTGCTCCTTTGAGTAGTACATCTCCAATTGCTTCTACATTAGAGAGTGCAACTGCGCCAACCAATACTTCTGGCGCTTTAACGCAGATTAACGCAGGGAGTGGGTCTAGCAATACTTTGCCAATAAGCGCTTCTACTGGTGCAATTGATTTAACCGATCCTAGTTTAAATGTATCTCAAATTGCAAATAATGTTGCTAGTGGTTCTGGAACTACTCAGCCAACTATCAATGATACTTTGCAAGAAATCAATCCTACTGTTGCTTCTGGTAATCCTGCTTTAACTACACAAATATTACCATCTGCAACAGATGTAATCAAAACAGTTAATAATTTTGATGGTACATCTACCGTAACTTATGCTGATGGAAGTACTAAAAATATAGAGACTCCTAATACATCTTCGGCAACCAGTTCTAATCCAAGTTCTAACGGCGGACTTTCAATAACAGTTCCAACAAGTTCTAGCGGTTCAGGAACACCTACTGGTTCTGGGAAAACTGGTGCTTTGCCATCTACTAGTTCTACTGGTTCTACTGGTTCTACTGGTTCTACTGGTTCTATTAATCCATCTTCTCCACTCACTTCAACTCTTTTATCTACAGGTGAAGTTTTGAGCAAATCCCCTCTTGAGCAAGCATTGAATGCTGATCAAACATCAGTTGCACCTACTTATTTAAATCAATTGATTAGTCAATCATCAACTTATCAACCCGTAAGTGAGGGATCTTCCGACATCAAAGGATTTAAAGAAGGTGGATCTATTTCCCATATACCTGAGTTTATTACAGGCCATAGTGGCCATTATGCCGAGGGGCGTGGTACAGGCCAATCTGACGACATCCCTGCCCTTTTAAAGGACGGTGACTATGTAATGGACGCCGATGTTGTTTCAGGCTTTGGAGACGGGTCTAGCAAGGCGGGGGCTGAAGTTTTGAGTAAGTTTATGGATGGAATAGATCATAAACATTATGAAAATTATTCTTCTGGTGGTCACATCAACGCAATGATTGCTGATGGAGAATTTGTATTTCCTTCATCTTTTGTAACAGCTATTGGTGGTGGATCAAACAAAAAAGGGGCGGAAAAACTTGACAAAATGAGAGAAGCCATTCGTGAACACAAGAGATCTGCATCAACCAATACAATACCAGCAAAGGCTAAAAGTCCTTTGTCTTATCTGAAAGGTAAAAAATGACTACTTCATCTACAAGTACTGCGCCTGTTTCAACAAATTTAAACCCAACACCCACGTGTTTGGGTACAGCTAGTAGTGGAGGAGGGGGGACGCTTACTCAAGGAGGAGTATTGCCTTCGGTAACAACTACCCAAAAAGGAGCCACATCTGCGCCTTCTTTTTACATGAATCAGTTGAATCAGATGGCGACGTGTGCTCAGAAGGCGGCGGGGGAGGCGTTGTCAAATGGAGCACCTGGCGCTCAGCCTTTGCAAACATTGGCATTTCAAAACGCGACTAATAATGCGGGGAATTACCAACCAGAACTGAATTCCGCTCAGGCAACGGCCAACTCCGCTGCAGGTTCATGCATATCCTCAATGGCTCAAAAATACATGAATCCTTATGTTAACTGTGTAGTTAACTCAATAGGAAATCTTGGCCAAAACAACATTAATTCAGTTTTGGCGCCTCAAGCTACAGCAGGCATTATAGGAAGTGGCCAATTCGGTTCACAAAGGGGTGCGGGGGCGCTTGGATCGGTATTGGCTAACGCAGAGCAAGGCATTACCGCTCAACAAGGTTGTGCGCTTCAAAAAGGCTATACACAAGCCCTTTGTTCTGCTAACAAACAAGTAATTAATCAAATCAACGCGGCGAAGACCCAAGGTTGTCTAGCAACGGCTCAGAATAATTTAAATATTGCTTGCTCTAAGAATTTAGCTGCGCTTGGTTGTCAACAATACAAACTTGCTCAAAATCAAGCCATGTTTCCACTTTGTGTACTCAAGGCTGAGGGTTGTGCAATCCGTGGATTTAGCATTCCAACAGCAACGAGTTGCATTAAAACAGGACCCTTGCCTGGTGCTTATGCAACGTCTCCTCTTGCGACTGCAAGTGGAGTGGCAAGTACTCTTGCGGGGGCGCTTAGTACGGACGCGGGTAAAGCATTTTTATCATCCATTAAATGTACTTCTAAAAGTCTTTATGATTATTTAACTAGTAAAAACCCTGGTGCAATTGGAAGTGGATGTTTAGATCAAGGAACAAAATCTGGCGGTGGAACTGGATGTCAATATTGTGGGACCACTTGAAGCAATAATTTAATAAGAAAGAATACATCATGGCATATATGGGCGCTCTTAGTCAAGCTAATCCTAACCCTCAAAAGGGGGACAACTTTACTTCAACAGATCCAAAAATGTTGAATTCCACCCCTGAGTTTACCAACTCAACACCACAAGGATCAATGCTTGCTTCGCCGTTGTCGCAAGGGCAAGATATATCCAATCCTTTATCACAATCTGAAACGAACAATCCTGTTAAACAACCAGGTCTTAGTGGCGCCAGTTCTGCCCAAGAAAAGCTAGACAAGGCGTCGCTTGACTTAGAAGCTTTGCTGAGTAAAAAGGGCGGAGATACGCCTTGGTTTAGGATTGCCGCAGGGTTTCTCAAGCCAACGCGTTCTGGCTCTTTTGGTGAGTCTGTTGGTAACGCCGCAGAAAACATGGCCAACTTCCAAGAAAGTGAAGAAAGCAAAAAAATTCCTCTTGCACAAGCCAAGATTGGAGTCTTGCAAAATAAACTTGCTCAGCAAAAAGAATTAGATGTTAGAACATTGCTACCGCATCTTTACACAACAGTCAAAGATGAGAATGGTATTGATAGAAGTGTATTTAATCCACAAGTTGCTCAACAATTGGGTGGCATTACAGGTGACCCCAAATATCTTGCGATGATCCCAGAAGAAAATCGTAAAAATCAACTTCAACAATTTAGAAATAATTTGTATAAAAATGAAGATGGCACAAATGGTTTTAATGCAAAAGCCTTTAAACAACTGTATTCTATTGATTCAAAAGAAGCACTTGATGCGGTTAAAGCTATTCCTGAAATGCGTAGATATGGGTTGTTGCCTTCAACGGGTGCAGAAGGCACACCTTTTGACGCTCTTGCATTAACTGCTGAGGGGCCTTTTAAAGCTCAAGCCCAACAACTGGCAGATAGATATAGAAAAGGGTTAATTAAAGATGAAGATGCGGATAAGATGGCGGGTCAATTGTTAACTTCCATGACCTCGCACATGGACAGAGCGTCTGCTCTTGCACAATCCCAGGCAACTCATTCATTAAGTCGAATCATTGCTGAAAATTCTCTTGAATTTAGAAAAGAAACAGAGAAAAATAAACGTGAAGATAAACTAACTAAAGAGGAAGATAAACAAAATGAAATTAAAAAGAAGAATGAGCAATTAAGAGATGCTCAAGTATCTTCTGCTGATAACACCATTAGGGCTGTTGAAGAACTTAGAAATCACCCTGGCCGTATGACTGGTTTAGAAAATTACGATCCTAGACAAGTAATACCTGGCACAAACCAATATGATTTTATTGAAGCTCTTAAAACAGCAAAATCTAATATATTTTCCTCTACCGCTCAAAGCATGAAAGGCCTTGGTGCTTTGTCTAATCTTGAGGGAGAAAAATTGTCTGCGCTATATGGTTCGCTTAAACCTGAAATGTCCAAGGCTGCATTTGACAAAACATTGGATCAAATAAATAAAATTATGAATGAGCACAAGATTCGTGCTGAGAAGTTAGTGGCTGAGCCACCTAAAGGATCAAAACCAGTTGATCTGGATGAAATAGCTATTCAATGGGCTAGGTCAAATCCAAAAAATCCACAATCCAAAGAAATACTTAGATTACATGGACTAACAGAATGACAACAAATACATTTGATCCACAGGCTTATTTAAAAAGCAAACAAACTCCTCCTCAAGAGTCAGGGGGTTTTGACCCACAGGCTTATTTGATGAGCAAATCCACTCCAACAGAAGCATCTGTTGAAAAGCCAAAGGTCAATATGGATGATTTTCCTAGGTATAAGGAGGAATCAGGCCATAGCTTTTATCCAACGTCTGGGGCTAGTACAGCCATGTTGTCTGGACTTGCAGGGCTACAAGGGGTGTTAAAACCGATCGCAGGGGCGTTGCAATGGGCGAATATCAATAGTCCTATGCAAGCACTGGAAAAGAATGCAAACTACGCTAAGAGTAGTGTTCCAACGACTTTGGGCGTCAACCCTGCGTCTGCAATGGAAACTGTAGGAGAGATAGCGCCATCTTTGGCTATTCCTGAGACTTTGGGGACAAAAATCCCACAGGTTGCAAATGCGATTGCCAAGTCACCTTCGCTCAAATATGTTGCTCCGTCTTTTATTCAAGGCTTAGGTGGACAAGTTGCAGACACAGAAAATAAAAATTATTTAGATATATTAGGTGAAAAGATAGAAGATCTTGGATTATCTACTGGGCTTGGTGTGGTGGGTGGTAAAGCAAGTCAAATGCTGACTAACCCACAAGTATCTACCAGACTTCAACAACTAAAAGACATGGGCATGACTAAGTTTACGCCTGGTCAATTGGCTAGTCAGTTTCCAATAATTGGTGAAGGAATACAAAACTTTGAGAAAAAGCTTACCAGTTTACCGATTGCAGGATCTG